ATTTACAACCAAAACTTCCAGCATCATCACTTATACCTGCTGGAATTAGAGTAGCATCAATTAAAGATTTTATTCTTTTAACTAAAGTCTTTTGTGTTTTAGTGTCTGCTTCTATTCTTTCAATATATATTCTTTCATCATCTTTACACACTGACACATAAACACCAGCTTTCATCTTTTTAAGATACATTGTTATTTGCATTTGTGCATAATGTTGAGGTTTATTTTTAGCTACTCCATGTTTAACTGTAGCATTATAACTTAATTTATTATGAGTTTTAATTTCTAATATATGAGGTTCTTTATGGCCAGGAACTCCTTTTATAACTCCATCTAATTTAGTTATAAAATGACCGCTCTTATCTACAGCTTGATGTTGTTTACCATTTTCATCTAAATCCCAAACACTGTAACCTGCTCTTCTTAAATCTTCTACTACTCTTTCTTCTTGCCAATGACCTGTACCAAATAATCTGAGCATTCTACCTTCAAACTCTTCTCTTTCAAATGCTCTCCAATCAAACCAAATTCTTCTTAGACATTCATCTCCAATAGATGAAGAACCTAATCTTCCTAAATAAATATGAGGAGATTTATTAGCTTTCTCATATCCTTCATAGATACGAGTAACTATTTGATCTCCAATAGTCGATGGAATGCTAACCATATTATTCCCTCTAAAATACTTGAAGAGATGGTAGTTGGCGATCTACCATCTCTTCGGTTCTTATTTAATCCCAAGGATTACTTTTTTCTTCATCTTTCTTTGGGGAGACTGTAGAAGACTCTTCCTTTTTCTCAAATAAGAACGATTTGATAGCATTACTTTCTGCATATCCATTTTCTGCAGGAGTTACCTTTACTGTAGCTTGAAATGTTTTACCAATCAATTTATCAGTATCATCTGCATCAGGTTTACCACAAGCAGTAGCCCAAGCCACTAATTGTGATCTACCTATTCTTTGAGCGACTTCACTAGGATTATTAATATTAAAATTTTCCCAGATCCATCTACCAGTATGAGGTCCTTTCATAACTTCAAATTTTGCTTTTATTAAAGTCCCTTTTTTATTGTTAGTTTCTTTTTCTTCTGCTTCTAATGCTTGAAGAGTGTACTCTCCTTCTGGTATAGGTGAGTAATCCTCAGGTGCATTAACTTCTATTTCCGCAGTATCAAATCCAAATTTAGCCATTTTATATCTCCTTATTCAGTTATAGGCATTATTTTCTTAAGGTTATCAATAGTCATCTCAATTTCGTCAGGACATTGATAACGATTCTTAGCAACATATGCTGGGTTTTCAATGAAATGTAATAATCTTTCCCCAGTGGTGACACCTCTGTTTTTAGTATTATTAAAACCAGAGTCGCTCTTTCTAATTAATATTTTAAAAGCACAAAAAGCAATCACATCAGTCCACTCTTGCAAAAGAGCATTACATCTTTTAGGTAGCTTAGGTTCATAACGATCGTAAGGTTCAGTACGAGGATCTTCAAATTTAGTTACTGAAGAGTGTGCTACTAAAACCACATTCATATTTTTCTTAAGCCGTAAATGATCTAAACCTTGAAGTATTTCTCTAAACTCTTCAGCTACTAACATCTGACCTTTACCATAAGCCAGTTCTTTAGCATCATGAGAATCATCAACACTTTTTTGAATTAAAGGTTCAATTAACCAATCAACAGTATCTACTACCACAGTCCTGTAATCATGATCTTCTTTTATGAGAGTTTTGATATTATCTACTACATCTAAAATCTCAGTTGCTTTAGGGAAACTAACTACATCTAAACTGTCTAACCCATCTTCAGTACTTATAAAAATAGGATTAGGAAATTCAGAAGCAATTGTAGATTTACCAATACCATGACTACCATATATACATATTCTTGGCGGTACTTTCTGCTTCCCCTTTCTTAGTGTTTTTTGCCAGTCACCACTGGGTTCTTTCTTATTTGACATTTTTGTTTTCCTCCATTGGTTGAGGCAGATGTCACTCTGCCGTTACGAAATCCATACTAAGTTGACCGAAGTCCCACTCTTGCGGTATATAACTAAAAGTGTTACGGTCCCAACTTAAAATATCTACACTGTCTGTATATTCAGAAGCAATAGCCATGCACACTCCACATAAAGTAGGGTCACCAAGCATTAATAAATAATCTCCGGGTTGCCAATTTTCTAAAACATTTCTAGCTTTATTAATCATCATGTCAGTGACATAAGGTTTACGAGGATTACCAAAAACAGCTTGGAGTTTACCATACAGTTTAGCATCTGATAAATCTTTATTGTTATCTACCTGAACTACAAATACAGTTCTACTATTTCCATCTTGATTATTCATTTCTTTTTCTTCCTTTGTTTAGGAGCAGGAGTGATAAGTTCTAGCTCATGGTCTGTTAAAAAATTAGAACCACCTACAGCTACTGCTATTTTAATTGATTCTTTTAAATACCAATCATAATCCAGATCGGTAGGATGAGTAACAAAATCTTCAACAGTCATGCATGCTTTAGCTCCGTCTGTTTTAGCTACTTTGTTATTATTAGTATAATATCTTATTGGCTCTACACTAGCAGTAGATTGATACCATCTAACCACTTTACCTAAATACTCACCATCTTGTTGTCCACCTCCAGTAACATTACGAGCTGATATAAAGCCCGAGAAGGGACTTTTGTAAATTGTGTCTGTGAAAGGTACACCTTTAGCTAACCACTCTCCTACAGCGTCTGAACACACTTGAGCGGTAGGATTCTTTCTAAGGGAAAGTGGAGAGTATATTCCCTTAACTTTTAATGTTTTATCTGGTTTAACTGCTATATAATTGTTAACATCTTTCATTGCTAAAACTCTATAAGGAGTAAATTCAAATATAAACTTAGATAACTTACTAAATTTATCTATTTCTTTCTGCACTTGATCATGTATAATTTTATCATACCTTATAGCTATGCCGTCGGTATTAGCACTTAAAGTTTCTACTCCTATATTTTCTAATTTTTCTATCAACAATAATAATGTTAATTGTCCTGTAAGAGTAACAGCTAACATTAAATCTGGTGAATAAAGAACACTATACTTACTAGCCAGTTTACCAAAAGTGCCATTTAAACTAATCTTTAATGTTTCGTTAGTAGCTTTATCTCCAGATGCTTTGGCTTCTAATCTTTGATTATAAATATTACGATACTCTTCAACAAAAGATTCTCCTAAACTTTTAGGAACAAAACCGCATTCTAAAATAATAGAAGGATAAAATGAAGCAGCATCTAATTCACCCATAATTTTATCACCAGCAATATAACAAACTTTTTTATCATGAACTGAATGTATTCCTCCTACACCTAATTGATATTCTCCGTTACCAAATTTTATAGTAGCTTTACCTAAAAACTCAGGTAGTACAACATGACCTGATTTCTGATTCATTAGAAATGTATGATTTTGAATTCTTAATAATAAATTTTTTAAAATAGGATCTTTAAATGATTGTAAAAAAGATGGAGGATTATAAATTATAGTTTCAGGTATTTTATTATTTTGTCTTTTTAATCCCATAGTTTTTATGTATGCTTGTTCTGCCATTTGAGAATCTGATTTGCTTCTTAAATCTATCCCATATTTTTTACTCATAGTTACTCTTAACATTATTTCTTTTTCTAAATTAGTTAGAAGCTGTTGAGTAGTTAACACATCATTATGACAATATTCTAATATCTGTTTTTCTTGATCAGGAGTTATGTAAGTGTCATGAGCTAAAGGCATGTCTTGTAGAGTAGGCATATGCATTCTAGCACCGTATGCTTTTAAACCTACAAATGAAGGAGCCACTTCAATTAAGTCAATATGATCTTTTAAATACTTTCTTAATTGATATTTAGGAAATGCTTTCCAATAAGGTAATCTATTTTGAATTAAATCGTCTGCCATTCTTTTTATTTCTTGTTCTTTTCTTCCAGCACAAAATGCAGATACTACAATATTGTCAAATGATAAAGAATTAAAACCTACAAAAGTATTTTCTTGCTTGACAAATTGTAAAAGTTTATCTACTGCATTTTCTTCATGTCTCCATACATCAAACCATTCTCCAGTCTCTATACATTTAGCACTAAGTAAAGTTCTATTAGGTAATGTTTCTGTATCAAAGACCCAAGTATACATTATTTATATTTCGCTTCCATTTTTTCTTCTGCTTGTTTTATAAGTCTTCTTTCTTCTGCAAATAAATTTAATTGAGCGTCACCAGGTTTAAGATCAGGATCTTGATTGACATAAGCAGATGTTGGTTCACCCAATTTTTCTTGTTCAATCTCAATTAACTTTTGAATAAAATGAGATGCTTTCTGTAGATCTTCTACAGGTTTACCTTTTAAATATGCTCTTTCAATATATTTAGTAGCACATGCTTGGAAATAACTTAATCCTAATCTGTTGACACGATCCCAATGCTCTTCTCCGGAATCGTGTTTATAATGGTTACCACCTATTTGTTTATTGTTAGCTGACATTTTATAATTCCTCCATTTGTAATTCTTGAATGTGATAAAATAAATCTTCTTCTCTTCCTTGTAAGAAAAATAATTTAGTATAGCTTAAATAAGTCTTTAATATTTTTAACATTTTATTATTACCCATTTGTGCTTCTTGAATACAATATATCATACCTGATGCTATATCTGCTAACTTTAAAGTTCTTTTTTCTTCTTTAGTTAATGTAGGAAATTCTATACCTGCTTCCACCATTAAATCATTTTCTAAATTAGTTACTTGTTCAGTTATTTTATATTCTCGTTTAGCAGGAGAAGGTATATCACCTGTTTTATGTTCAGATAAATCATGAAACATTGCTGCCATTAATAAATTTCTACTAGCATTAGGGTTAAGTAAAAGACACATCATAGCTACAGTATGAGAATGATGTCCCACTGTTTCTTCATGAAGCACAGTAACAGTATGAAATCTTTTAACTGCTGCTCCATCTAGTATAAATTCAAGTGTCTCCTTCATTTGGCATTCCTTTCGTCTCTGAGTTCTTGTTGTTTTTTACTTTGAGGAAAATCACAATACACATAAAGGTTAGTTAATATTCTTCCTTCTCTACTGTTAAGACTACGAGGTGTATCCCCTTTTACTATTCTTTGGTAATCTCCACTAGGCATTTCTTTTAATACCCAGTTTACTAGTTTATTATACTGTATAAATTCTGGCATTCCTTGCATATCAAATATCCTAGCTGTAACGACAAAGTTATCACAAGTATGACAAACTCTGGCTCCTTCATCTTTAATTAACGGATACGGATTATTTCCCATATCTTCTAATTCTACTTCACATAATTTACATTTCTTTTTCATTGGTTAGTTCTCCTTTATAAGTTATAATTGTAAGTATCGTTTATTTTTTGTTAAAAAGCAAGTTTTATTTTTCATTATTTTTTGAGTCTCTTCTAATGATCCATTCTTCACATGCTCTTTTCCAATCAGGTGCTTTTATACTTTTAGCTTGCAACATACCATCTCCATTGTTATGTTTCCTTATCCATGAAATAAGAGCCATAGGACGAGCCACTGACATAAAGAAGCTGTGGTTAAATTTATAATTAGGAGTTCTTAAAGCTGTGTCAAAGCCAAAAGGATCTTTACAGAATTGTTCACAATCTAAAATGAATCCTGCATAATCATCATTATCCATTAAAGGTAATGCTGATACTTCTCCATAATGGTAAGGATTTTCTGAATGTTCGTTAGGAGGATTATCTAATAAACTCATAGCATCATACAACTCAGTATAAAAATGAAAATTATTAGAAACTTGTCTATATTCTCCTAACGGATAATTAATAGCTCTAGCTATAACTTCCTGCAAGAAACTAAAATGAACAGCATTAGCACCATATGCACCCCACCAAACATCATTAGAACGATTGAACACTGTCATATTTAATTTATTATTCCTAGTGTCAAATATTAATTGAGTGTTACATGCTTTGTCACATGTTTCTTTTACCAAATCTTCAGCATCCCACATTTGAATAACAGCTTGGCGAGTGCTTATGTCTTGTTTTAATAAACTTATAACATCTAATAATTGATCAGTGCCGAAATGTTTTCTCCATCTATGGCCATAAGCAGCATTAAAAACTTTCCCATCGTCACTGAAATTTTTCATATTACTGTTAAATTGATTTACAAACTGAACATCATTTCTACCTGCTATCATCCATATAGCTTCCATTAAATGAAAGATAGGGTTAGCATCTCTTTTAGGATGAAATAAAACTCTTTCATCAGGAAACCTATAAATAGTAGTTACCATTTCAGGATAAACTAAAGCAGGTCCGTTTCTAGTTTCTTCAGTTTGAAGGTTAAGCACTTTAAATTTCCATAATATTTCTTGAAATGCTTCATTTACATTTTCTACTCTGAGTTCCATTAAAAATTCTCCTCTGGTTTATACATAGTTTTAGGTTTACCTTGTCCTAATAATGTTCTGGCATACTTACTATATTCACACATAATATTTTGAACATCATGTAAAGTCAAGTCAGTTATTTCTAAATTAGATTTAATTTGTTCATTTATATCTTTCAGTTCATCATTAAAATCTTCTTGTTTCCATTCAGCATAAGGTTTCCTGCCTAAAAGATAATTTAACCCTTTAGAACTTCCTGGTCCTATTGGAGCATAAGTATATAAATCTAACGCATTGTTTAATGGTGCTT